TAGCTTGCGCCACGTCGATGCCGCCAGCGCCCGCACCCGGAATGATCGGAAGGTCAGCAACCTCCTTGATGATCATGCCGTTCCACAGCAGATCGCCATTGCGGAACAGGGGGTTGTTCTCGCCGCGCTCCATGGCGTCGCGGTTGGCCTGGAACATCGTCGGGTCGCGACGAAGGTCACGCATCTGACGACGGTTGACGAACACGACGTACCATTCCTCGCCATCTTCCGTCATGTACGGGTTGATGGCCGGGCCGGTCGAAGCGATGTCAGCGGTCTCAGCAGCGCGAGCGCGGGCCGTATCGAGAACGGCAGTGCTCATCTTGTCGTCGGTGTTGTCCAGAGTCGCCAGAGCCGTAGCCATGACGTTGGACGAACCGTTCGAGACCAGAGCGCCGAACTGAACACGATCCGCGTTGTTCACGAGGAAGGTGTTGCGCTGACCAGCGGTGGCGTTCGTGTAGCTGACGACAGTGTCGGGGGCGTTGTAGCCGTCCGTGCCGACAGCGCCAGGAATGACAATGCCGTTCAGGTTCTCGATGATGCCCTGTTTCAGGACGATGCGGGCCGCCCAATCGCGAAGCGAAGGACCGGCAAGGCGCAGGATGTCCATGTTGGAGCGGTACGACGACGACTTCGGCACCTTGACGGCGTTACGACGCCAGCGAGTGGTTACCTTATCGACGTATTGGGCGAGATCGACTTCGTTGCCTTCAAGGACTTGCGAGTCAGAAACGCCGCCGTTCTTGATGACACCCAGCAGCGGGACGATGATGTCCTTGCCGCCGTCAGTCTTGTTCTCGCGGAACACGCGGATAACCGCGTCGGAACCCTCACCCATGAACCGGTCAAAGCCGGAAGCTCGGATGTAGGGCTTGTAGTAATCGTTGATCAGCCAGCGGGTCTCATTAAGACCCGAATTGATAATGACCTCAGCCAAGAGTTACCCCAGTGCGAATTTTACCTCCGACCAATCCGCACCAGTGGGGGCCTGACCAACACCGCCCTTACCGGGCGCACTAGCCAAGCCTTTGGGGGGCGTGGGCGAAGACGGTTTCAAAATGGGCGCAGCGGGAGCCGCACCCGGTTCAGAAACAATCCAGCCCTGCGAGGCAGCGTATTCGCGGGCGAAGTCCTCGGGACTTTTGCCAGCCAACGTCTGTAGGGTCCGTGACCGTTCGTATTCTTGCACCACAAAACCGACCGGATCAGTTTGAGCCTGAACGCGCTGACCAAGTGTAGGGTCTTTAGCACCCTGCTCTTGAGCCCACGCGACTGCGGCCTCTACCTTTTCCTTGCCATGGATTTGCTCGGCAAACCGACCAGACATTTCCGCCCGCATCTTCCATTCGGTCGCCTGGACCGTCTGTTGAACGTAGGCGTTATACCCAACCGGGTCTTCGTAGGGGTCCGGGGCTTGCTGGGGAGCCTGTGCTTGAGGCTTGGGCGCATTTGCCCGCAACTGCTCAAGCTCACGTTCCGCCGCCTGTCGCTTAGCGCGCTCTTCCTTCATCTCACGGTAGAGAGTCGGGTTGAACTTCTCTTCGACGGGCGTCTGTTCTTCCGGCGCTTGCTCCTCGACCGGCTGCTCAACTTGCGTCTCTGCAACCTGCTCCGGCTCTTGCGTTACCGCCTCCGCGACTTGTTCATCAGGCTGAATAGCCCAAGGATCGGAAGCGTCGTCGGTATCCAGAAAATCAGCCATTTAGTTCCCTCTGCCCGATCATCGGCGGCATCCCTGAGTGCAGATCATCGGCGCACCATCCCTCGGGCCTATGAATACTTCGGTTTGCTATGGGATGCAAGAAGGCAAAGAAAAGCCCCTGACGCGGGTCAATCGCATCAGGGGCTAATCGGGCGTTTTTGGGCCGCCCGTGCTATCGTGGAGGAAAGCCTGATCACTCTACACGCTAATCAGCTCGCGTCAATCGGCTGGCCAAGATTGAACTGCGCCGCCTTCAGCACAGTATCCGCTTCTGTCTCTCTCGTGTCCGCGCCGACCTGCTGGGCTTTTGCCTCGTTCAGGGAGGCGGTCGATTCCTTCACCCTGATTTCCGCCTGAGCGGTCAGCATGGCGATTTGCAACTGCATCTGCTGGATTTGCTCTTGCTGCTGCTGTTGCGCCTGAGCCGCCGCCTGCTGTTCCGGTGTCAACTCGTCCGGCTTGTCCATCATGTCCTTGATGCGGCCCTTCTCAGGCACGGACGACAGGGCGACGCCGATCTCAAACGCCTTCTTCGGACCCACAGCCTCAGCCAGTAGCGGGAACATCGGCGACAACGCCTCGAACTGCTCAGCCTGTAGGTTTGCAGTATCCGGAACAGTCTCGACCTCGATGTCCACGTCCATCTTGGCAAGCTCGTTCTTCTTCGGAACAGGCATCCCTTGCGCTTCCATCATCTGCGCCATGCGCGGATCAATAGGCTCGCCGGACGTCGGATCGACAGGCTGATTAAGGCCCTGGAACTCGGGCTTCTTGGAGTCGTCGCCCGTAATCCGAATCCACCACGGCTCCGTCTTGAACTGTTTCAGAACGGACCAGATCATGCGGTAGACCTCGTTTTCGAAGTCCTCCAGACGGCCCAAGGCTCGGGCAATTTCCGTCATGCCCGCCTGTTGCAACACGAGCCTTGATCGGCCCGACTGATTAGAGGCGGCGGCATCAGCAAGGACAGCAGGCGTAGGAGCCTGACGCACAAGCGCCTGACGCGCCTCGGCCATCATAAGCTGCATTCCCTGCAACAAATCGACCGTTTGCACCGGCTCGTAGCCAGTCGGGAGCACGCCGTCAGGCTTGGCGGCCTCAGCGCTCGCCGTCTTGCTATCGACCTCGGGGGGATACTCCGGATTCGTCACGCGAAGCTGACGCGAACGCGCCAGATGCAGGGACCGCGAGCCATAGGCGTTAAGCTCGTCCTGCGGACTCAGCATCGCCTTGACCAGCCCGGCGCGCTGGTTGTCGCGCGTGATCAGGCACGACTGGAAGACAAAGGCACAAAGGCTTTGGTCGCGATCATCCTTGTACGGCGAAAGCCCCTGCTCAAGAACACCGCCGACGTAGAAGACCGACCGAATCCACTCGCCGTCGTCCAGATGGTAAAGCTCGACCACAAAGATACGACGGCGCTTCGGGTCCAGCCAGTTCGTGCCAAGAAGGTTCTCGGGCTTGTCGGGGCGGTCCAGCCCCATCTCCGAACCCCAGGTAGACGAGAACGCCTGCGACAGGTCTTCACGCATCAGCGGATAGCGACGCATCAGGTCGCCCTCATACATCCACTTGCCGATGCCCTTGTAAGCCGCATCCGAGAAGTCGGCACGGCGCGAGTGAGGGTCGTAGATCAGCTCGTCATACGGAAGCTGCGTGATGATCGGATCGCCGGTCTCGCTCGCCTCAATAGCCACGGCGGCAATGCCCTCGATCAAGAACGTCTCAGCCGCATCGACCTTCTTCTTGTGCCATTTCTGGCTGTCAGCGACGAAGCGCAGGGCTTTGGACGCAACGTCCGCCTGCTCCTCGTTGTCTGGGTTCCTGGGCCATGCCCTTGGATCAACCTTGGCCTGCTGAATAACGCCCAGCATCCCGTTGACGGCGGGGGCGATCTCGTTGCGGATGACCTTGGGCTGGCGGCTCCGACGCCAAGCGCGCTCGGTCTCCCCGAAAATCTGGTCATTGTCGTAATAGCGACGCGCCTTCTCGCCGATGTCGCGGCTTTCCTGCGTCCCGTCGCGGAAGTCATCGACCATCTTGCGCAGAGGCATGGGGTCGATGAGGCGAAGGCGCTCCATCTCAAGCTCTTCGGGCGTGGGTTCGGGGATGACTTCTTCCCAGTCTAGGATGGCAACGTCGGTCATTCGGGAGATTTCGGAAGCGGCATCCAATGGGTCGGATATTCTGGGCCGTAGTAATCATCCCATTGATCGGTAAACTTGGATTTGCCTTGAACCCAATGACCGATAAACACCATCAGGCCATGGGTACCGTACTCATCGTAACCAAGATCGTAATTAGGCGCGTCCCATTCTTGGGGCTGACGAGAAGAGCCAGCAATCAGAATCCACGTCCCGTCTTTGGGAGCCGTGCTAATGTCCTGCCATTCCATCAGTAGAAGTTCCCGCTCTCGGCTTGTTCGCGCAGCCGACTATACCGATCAATCGGCTTCGGTTCTACCCCTGCCACTTCTACAGGTCCAGCACGCCGAAGGCCCTCCAAAGCATAACGCAGGGCGTCGATTGTATGGTTGTCCTTGTCCTCAAGGAACGGAAGCACCTCTTCGGTCTGCTTATCTACCTTGTAGGAATAGCTCGCCACTTCCTTGGCGACCCACTTGCACCGCTCGTGAATGACCATGTCGAACGACTGTAGGAAGGATAGTCCGTCTTCAATTGACCCGACGCCTTTGATCGCGGGAACAATCTTCGGGAAGCCATGGCGGCGCATATAGTTCACCGTCTCAGGACGTGCACTGTCTGCCGTAATGCGAAAGTCCCTGCACCTGGGGACGCCGGGCCACGTCGCCTTTTGCTGCTCCGTCGCCTCGTTGAACGCCTGCTGATTCAGCTTGATGAGCGCTGGGTCCTTCACGCCTCCGAACAGGAAGGGCAGGAAGTCAGTATCGCACCCGACCTGATACGCCTCGTGGTCGATATAGAGCGTGCGTCCGACAAGGAAGCCTCGCACCAATACGCTGGGGTCCACCGCAAAGCCCCAGTCCGCCCCGAACCGGAACACGGCGTCGGCCGGTGTCTCGAACGTATCAACACGCCAGTTCGTGAAGACGCGGGCATCGTGGCGGGTCTTGTACGCGCCCTCCCAGATGTGAGCGTAGTCTAGCGGGCGGTTGCGCAGATCACGTTGGCGTTCCGCCTCCAGAACGTCGGGGAAGTATGGATTGTCCGAATAGTTCAGTTCGACAATCTTCGCGTCCTCATCCACGGGGGCATAGAAGCGCTTGTTTGTCGGGCTTTCAGGGTCTTCGGGGTTCCACGTAATCCACAACTCCGACCCCTCTTCGCGGATGGTCGGGATCAGCTTTCGCCACGCGCCTTCTGACACCGCCTCGGCTTCGTCCACCCAGCACAGCAGGATGTTGGCCTTGGACTTGATAGAGTCGAGGTTATGCCGAAGACCGGCAAAGGCGTAGCGGATGCGACCGCACTTGGACCGAATGTATTTCTCACCGATCTCATAGAATGCCATCAGAAACGGCTCAGATCGGATCGCGGCCTTGACCTCCTCCATAGAGGATTCGTCTAGGCTATTCATGAACTCGCGGGCGCAAAGGATGATTCCCGCCTTGCCGTTGCTGGCGTCCATCATGCCGCGCACCGCGGTCATCTTCGCGAAGCCGCGTGTCTTGCCCGAACCTCGCCCCCCTCTAGCGCCACGGAAGCGAGCAGGCCCTGAGAATACAGGGATGAGCTTGGGGGGAAGGTGGACTTGGACCGTAGTCACTTAGACAGGTCTATCCAAACCCACCACCCGCTAGCCAGGATCAGCGCCGACTCGGCTACGGTGGTCGTGTAGAAGACGCGGGTCATGCGAGCGCATCCAACTGCGCCTGAATGGCCAGACGCCGCTCATGCTGACCCTCCCTGCCCTCGATGTTGCGCAGAAGCTGGCGAAGCTCCGTTGCCGTGCGGGCAGGCTTCGGTACGTCTGATCCCAGCACGAACGCGGCCACCGACTTAGAATCGGCGTCTTGCGTGTCGTCTTGGAGGACACGAGCGGCTTTGGATTTGATGCCGCTCATCCGAGTTGCGGAATCGCCCAAATGAACGCAGCGACCGTCCACAGCGACCACGCAGGCCATTGCGGCAAGCCAAGGCGCGGGATGTGCGCGCACAGCATGGCGATGAAGCCAAGAAGGACGAGAAGGGTGAAAAGCAAGGTCATGGGCCTATCCTATCAGTTTCGGGGCGAATGCGCGAGGGCGGTTAGGGTTGCTTGGTCTTAAGCCGGTCAACCAAAACAGCAATGATATGACCATGCGGCCAATGCCCCGTGTCCTCTAGATGACGTTCGGCCTGCTTGATCAGGTCATCGTCACTAAGGGGCCAGCAATCAACGTCATAATCGTCCGTGTCTTGTATCCGACTCATTCCCAACTAAACTTTCTAGGCCCGCTGATATTTCCAGATTGTCGCGCCTTCTCGACGTTGATTAACGAACGAAGAATCCTGTCTTCGCGGATAGCGGCCTTCACCTTTGACGACTTTCCTCGCTCTTGAGGGGGAAGGAACGGAGCGAAGCCGGTCCGAAAAGTTGGATCAACAGGGTCACCCTTCGCACTCATTTCGGCTCCTCGTTCAGGATGGCGTCGATCTTGCCATCGAAGGATGCGCGGGCCTGCCAACCGTAGAACTGTCCGCTGGACATCCCGTTCGTCTGTTCATCCATGGCTCCATACCGCACCGCCATCAGGACGGCTCGGACCATGACGCGCTGGAAATCTTCCGATGTGCCACCGTCGTCATACTCCGACATCACGTCTTCAACAGCCCTCGCCGCCTTCTCCAGCGCGGTCATGCGATGCGCTCCAGATTTGCCGGGCGGCGCACACTAATCGACGGCTTGCCCACCCGGATTGTTACGGGTCGGGACACAATGCGGATGTTTCGCCCTTCGTGGCAGCACCGATTAAAACGCAGCCAGATCGACTCTTCTAGCTCCGTGTAGCCAAGATAGAACTTCCGAAACAAGTCGTACTGGCGGCGCTGTTCGCTAATAAGGAATCGGTTCATTCCGTCGCCAAGGACGTTTTTTAACACTGACTCAGCCACTCTCTACTCCTCCTTCGCGCTGTGTGTGGTGGTGTCTTTGGCCCGGAATACGACGTTCTGACCATTGGCAAGCGTCACCTGAAGATACGACGGATAATCGCCGCCGATCCCTTTATATGCAGAACACGGCCATCCTTCATGACGACGAATCTCGTTGTCGAAGTTGTAAACGTCTGGCCTGTTCACGTACCAACCCATTACCGCTTTATGTGGCTCCGTCATTTCGACCCCTCCCTAACCCTCTCCGCGACCACAGCGGCCCGGATCATGTCCACAAGGCGGGTATTCCGCTTCGTGTTCTCCTTAGCGCACAGCAGCCCGAACTCAGCCCACAGCTCGGGGGAGATGCGAAGGCCGGGGGTTGTGGTGGCGGTCATGCGTCACCCTTCCCCTTGGTGACGACCACCGTCTCACCAAAGCGAGCGCGCACTTCGTCTCGGACCTGTTGCCAGTCTCCATCCACCTCAACGGGCAGGTCGGGGTATTGAGCGAGCGCAGCAGCCTTGAGGCGCTCCGCCATGTGGGGCAGCGACATGGTGAAAATAGGATGGCCCATCAGCCACTCACAGGCTTCGTGAACGGGATCGAAATCCGTCATGAGAAAGCCGGTCGTAATCGTGGCCAGCGCCGCTGGATCAATATGCTTAACTTCCATCATCTTCCTCCACTCGGCATCATTGCCGCGTCACACTGTCCCACAGGGGGATGGGTGGGTCAAGCTATCCGGCGTTGAAACTGGCGACGATTACACCACTCTCGGTTCCAGCCTTGGCGTTGCCGATGTGAGTCACAGTTACGTGGCTTGGCGACGTCCAATCATTCGATGAATAGCTATCACGCTTCATCGTGGACTTGCGAACCCAGCCCGTATCAGGAACCCAAACCTGCCAACCGTTCGGGCTAATCCGTCGCGCCTCTTCTGCATTCTCAGCAGCGACGACGGCCATGTCGAAGGTATCGTACCCGCCCTGGTCTTGGCGCTCTATCTTAAACAGCTTCATCCCCCCAACCCCACAGCGGCGGTCAGGTCGGAGTGGCTTTCGTCACCCCAAGCATCCCATCCTAGACGTTGACGGCGCGCGAATAGCTCTATCTTGCTAGCATTTGGATACAGCGCCTCAATCCGCTCGTGAACGTCATCCGGCTTGCGCGAATGCTCAGACTTGGCGGCAAGGACGATCTGTCTAACCGACTCGTCAGCAAGAGGCATAGGACGGCCTTTTGATACCCGACTAGCGGCCAGAACAAGCTCACTGGTCGGCTTGACGATGGACGGGCGAACACCCTGCGCCCCGACAGGGGTTACGCCGTCTTTTCGTGTCTTGACCCAATTGAACGCAACGCCTCGATAGGTCAGGCCCCACGCCCGGATGCAATCTATCGCAAAGTCTAGGCGTGGAGATGTGGCCCATATGAACATGACGCCTTTGGGAGAGAGCCAGTCAGCAGCAGGGAACGCCAACAGGTCTTCGTCAGACATTGTGTCATAGAACTTGGCTGCGGCTCCCCACTTGGCTTGCTGCCCCGTGTAGGACCACGGCGGGTCGGACAAAACGACATCGTAAGTCATTTAGGCTTACCTATAGCGAAGACCAAGTCCTCGTAATCAACAAATCTGCCATACTTATCTTTTGCAGAAACTGGCTTCTGATCATCAACGACAAAAGTATCCCACCGCTCCAACCCCCTAACCCTCACCGCCATCTCAAGCATCCTCGCCACCGGCTCAATCGGCCCGGTCTGTGCGTAGCGATAGGCGGTGGAGCGACCGACGCCTAGCCAGGGTGCGGCTGTCTCGGGGGTTAGGCCGAGGGTGTGGAGGGCCTTAATGTATTGTTCGGGAGTCATCCTGGCATCCGATCCGCGATGACCTGTAGCCAGCTCATATTATCGTTGTCGCCAGAGAGAGCGACAGCAATACGTTCTAGCGCATCTGCAATCCTCTTAGTGCTAATTGCCTGAGAAGTTGCAACATCAAACGATCTTGCGCCCGGCTCCAGCAGCCCGTCCAAGGTGTGTGTATCCTCACTCATCACTCACTCCTCCAACCGGCCTGATGCCGGGGTGTTAAACCCACTCGACACTGTTCCACTCCAACCTCTCATCGTAGACCTCGCCTTCATAGAATCGCGTGATCTTTGTCGCTTGCTGAAGCTCGGGAGCTGAGTATCCGAAACGACCCTGCCACCTAAGCTGCATCGTCAACTCTCGGGTCTCTGGCATGTCATCGCTGTCAGCCATCACGCGAACCTCACCTTGCCGTCGTCGCCTAGCTGGACGGTCAGGGGCGGGAAGCTGGGCGCGTCGCCATCCTGTTGCAGACGCCAGAACGCATGGCCCGACGTGTTTCCGGCCTCGACGGTCGCCCACCTGATGCCCTCAGCAGACACGCGACGCTCACAGTCCGCGATGATCCGCGCGAGGGTTTCCGGTGCGAGGTCTGAGAAGCCGACGCCCTGCCGATAGTGAGTGTCGCAGGTGAACTTTGAGGCCACACATTGCGGGCAACCGGGACGCCATGACAGCCCCGGAAGGCGGTGAGGGTCTGGCGTCAACAGCGCCTCGACATAGCCTTGCGTGAAGGGCGAGAGGTCGGACCAGATCGTTTTTCCGTCGCGGATCGCAACGCTACGGGCGGTTTCGCCGGGGCCAGGAACATCCGCCACTGAACCACTCGTATCAAACTCAGTCATCTGCATTCCTCCGTTGCGTTGATCCCTTGTCCCACAACAGGAGGTCCCGCACAAGGACTATTTTGTGGGGAGGTCGATGGCAGCAATCATGTCAGCATGGCGCACATATGGGCCGTGATTGTCCGGCTCCATAAACGCCCAAGCCTCGCGCAAGTCATGGTCCATGAAGTACCGCGTCGCATCCACCACGGCCACAGCCATCGCCACCGCCCTGGCAGCAGCCCCGCTAGGACCCGTCGTCGCGTATCTCTGCGCCGTCTTGCTCGATACGCCAAGCCACCGCCCCGCCGCTAGCTGCGACAGGCCGAGGGTTGCGAGGGCGGTGCGGTATTGGTCGGCCGTCATTGTGAGTCGATCCATGATTTTGCGCCATTAGGCCCGGCAAGCTGCGCTACGCACTCGCCATCTTTCACTACGTCCCAAACGTTGCCTAGGCGGTGATAAATCCGGAACCCGCCGTAATGCGTAGGTTCCACGTTCGTGACATACATTGCGGGACCGTATTCCGGCTTCCCTGGCTTGTGCCAGGGGTTGCGATACTCAGCCATCAGACGGGTTCACATTCGTCGCCATCGGCGATCCAGTCTTGAATCGTTTCCAGCAAGGTTGCGTCGGAAGCGGCGGCGATGGCGTCAATGTCAAAACCGCAGTCAGCGATGGCGACCATTTCGAGGTCAGCGCGGTCGGTGTTTTCGTCGATCATCATGGCAGCTATTCCATCCGGCTAGTGCTTGATTGCCCTGCGCCGATGACTGGTTGTCCCACATGCCCCATTCTGACGCAAGGACTAAATGACCCTGTGGCGCAGATTTATTCGGAGGGCGTTTTTGCTGCCGCCGCCTTCGGAGGCTCTACACGGGCAGGCCAAGGCGCTTCGTCGAGAACCTCTTTACGTTCAAGTTCCATGCGCTCAATCTTCAGTCGGTAGTAAAGCATTGTTTCTTCATGCCCGTAGCCGGTAAAAGGAATTGGCTTGCTCATAACCCACGCTCAACAAGGAAATTAATGGCCTCGGCGCGGTTCATGCCGCGAGCATTGGCGTAATGATCAATCCACCGCACCGTGTCTACGCTCAGCCACTCACTAACCAAGACATCGCCTATCCCCTTTCGACGGTGATCATCCTGGGTTTTAGGGGCGGCGGGGCTCAAAGCCCCACCACCAGATGAGCCCAGCTCGTCACCGGCATGACTTCGGTTTCGTTGACGCGGCACCCTTTGCGATGCGTAGCAACTACCTTGCGGGGGATGAATCCGGGGGCAGAGAACTCAATCTCCGCTTTCCAGCCACGCCATGAGTTCGCGTCGTCAACTTTGTCTGTTTTGCGGATCGGCTTGATCGAAGCCCAAACGATCTGGGCATCTTTGGCTTGGCGAGCGATCATCGTAGCCACTTTGTTTTTGAACTCTGTGCGGGTCATTTGGCTTCCTCCACCGGCCCTGCGCCGATGACTGTTTGTCCCACATACCCCAGAATGACGCAATAGCTAAAATGAAGAACTAGTCGTTTTTGTCGCGAGTCCCCGCCACCAGCTCGGTCCTACTCACCTGAGGGAATCCACCTCAATCCATGCCCCGCGATCAGATACGAGACCACCACCAGAGCAGTCCGCCCAAAGCATCCGCGCTCTAGCCCAAGCACCGAGCATGGATTTGGCGGTCTCGGGCCCGCCAGTCTCGGCGTAGTGAGCATCCGTCTTAGCGTCGAACTCATCCGCCTTGGCGCGAAGCTCATCGGCTCTTTCGTGGCCAGTGTCAGCCAGAGGGCGCATACGATCACCCAACTCAGTCATTCTTTCACTCCCGCCACCAGCTCGATCCTCGAAACCTGAATAGGCCGATCCCCCGACTCAGGGTCGCCGCCGACGTGGGCGATCTTGTCGCCGAATTGCTTAGGCAGGAACTTCGACGCGAACCACTTGCGGGCGTCCACCTCGATGCGACCGATGGCAGGATCAAGCGAGCCGTCGCGCATGTCCTGAATCGTCTGCTCCAGCTTTTCGACCTGATCCAGGGCGAGGCCGTGCAATGCCCTCGCGTAACTGTCACCAGCTTGGTGACGGAGCGCGGTCGTGCGGAAGGTAGAACGAGAAATATCCTCCGCCTTGCAGGCAGAGTTTTCGCTTTCGCCCGCTTCGATCCTGGCGATCACAGCGGCTACTTTTTCTGCGTTGTCGGTCATTCGATTTTTACCCTCTCGCTAACCACCCTGCACCAGTCGCAGTATTGTGGTGGTGCGCCTGCACCAGTGAGCATCCAGTGCGGGGGTTACGCTTGGGAGCGTACCCCCACTGGTGCACTGGTGCAAGCCCCATCCCGCGAAAAGTTTTTCGCAACGGTGTGCACCAGTAGTGCACCAGTGAAAATAGTTCACTGGTGCACCCCTGAAAAGCCCTCAGAACGGGAGATCATCTATATCCTCTGGGTCTGTATCGGGCGTGGTCTGCACCGACGCCTGATAGGGGTGAGCGTCGTCTGGAGCGGCGATATACTCCCGCATCTGGCGGCTATTATCGCGAGCCATGCGCTTGATCAGGACGCCATTCTTGAGCCACTGGTCGATAAGCTGGGCTAGAACGCGCTTGCCTCCTGCCTCTATCGAATCGACGCCAAGGGCTGGACCGACGACGTGGCCGAACCAGTCGCCCGATTTGACGCTGTAGCGGCAGGCGTCGTGAACCCTGGCGGTGTCCTGGGCTATGGCGGCTGCGTTGGCGGGAAGGCTATCGAGAACCGAGGGCATTTCGAAAGCTGTAACGACGCCGACTTGATCGGATGTTGAGAGGTCTTCGCCGTTGCCGAGATCGACACTGACGATCTTGCGCCAGATACCGGCGTCGGAGCGCGGTCCAAGGTTGGACTTGCCGTTCGTGACCGAGAAGTAGGAGAAGCGGTGATGTGGGTCGATCTTGGCGATCTCCGCTATATCCTTGGTCATGGAGTTGAGGACGCGAGCGGATCGAACGCCACCGATAAGGGCTGATGCGCCCCGTGCGTCGTCTACGGTCATGACAGCGTCGGCATTGGCGGGCTTGCGAACGTGGTGCACGAGTTCGATGGCGCAGTTTGTGCGTTCGGCCGTGATGCCGAGGCGCTTTACGACTGCGTCGATTGCTCCGTTATCGTTCTCTCCGACCTGATGGGATGAGATGAAGGGGTCGATCTGCCACACGTCGATTGCGCGAGCGAGAAGGCCGTCTTCGATCTGTTCGAACAGGTCTTCGTCCAGTGTGATTTCGCCGCGCGCCATGGAGGCGAGCTTGATGCGAAGCTGTCGACCGGAATCGACATATATGCGATCTCCGATATCGTCAGGCGTGAGGCCGTAGTGAATAGCGGCAGCCTGGATGCGACGCGCCGATTCGTCGTTGGGGTCTTCGCCGTTCCAGTACCAGACGCGCAGCGGATCGAGCGTGTGGATGCGCTCGTTAAGCAGAGGTTTACCGCTGGCCATGGCGAGGGCTTCGACCATCACCATGGACGATTTGCCTAGGCCGCCAGGGGCGACCGTCGTGCTGACGTAACGCCGAAGGAGGTGGCGACCATAAAGCCACTGGCGACGCGGAAGGCTCGCCGGATCGGTCCAGACGTAGGCAGTCGGACGGATAAGGTTGGCGGCCACAGGGATAGTGACGTGTGTGGGATCGTCGTCCCATTCGTTCCATTCAGCTTTGGACAAGGGCGGCCTCCCGCTCTGATCCTGTCAGGACCGTTACCGTTCCACGTTCGGAGGGGACGTAGGCGAAGCTGAGGTTCTCCGTGCGCAGATGCCACCGGGCGAGGATGGCCGACGTGGTTACCGCCATTGCCGGGAAGGGAAGCGAACGCCAGCGCCACAGAAGGCCGCGCGAGGGGTGTAGGATGTGAACTGGACGCCAGCCATAGGGTTCGGCCTCTTCAGCGTACCGTTCGATGAACCACGCGCCGTGGTCCAGCCACTGAAGGATTTCGCTTACGGGAGCGTCGTGGGATTTTACGCTGAGGTCGCCCCACCGCTCCCACCAGGGATAAGCGAGGGTCACTTTCCTAGCACTCGACGGGCGCGGACAAGACGCATAAGCTTGGCCCGGTCGATGAGCCACGTGCCGTCGTCTTGCCTCTCCCCGATGCCGTGTCGTTCGCACCAGATGCGGATTGCCTCATGGGATACGCCAGCGAGAACGGCGGCGCGGCGGAGCGTGGTGATTGGTTTTCTCGACATGGCTTGACTTATGTGTCGGTCACGGCCTATCTGTCAATAGAACTTGACGAGGAGGAAGTATGATCGTCCACCACACAGACCTAATCCAGGGCAGCGACGAATGGCATCAGGCCCGTTGCGGCCTGATCACGGCCAGCGAAACGAAGCTTATCCTGACGCCGACCCTGAAGTTCGCCGATAACGAAAAAACCCGACAGCATGTCTGGGAGTTGGCGGCGCAGCGCATCAGCGAATACGTTGAGCCTTCGTATATCGGGGAGGCGATGCTTCGCGGCTGGGATGACGAGATTCTGGCGCGAGAGAAATATATCGAAGTGACCGGCCAGGAAGTGAGAGAGGTCGGGTTCATCACGAACGACAAGTGGGGCTTTACGCTCGGGTACTCACCTGATGGTCAGGTTGGAGAGAAGGGCGGCATCGAATGCAAGTCGCGCGTCCAGAAATATCAGGTACAGACGATTGTCGAGTGGCATCGCTCTGCTGTGATCCCAACTGATTTCGCCTTACAGGTTCAGACCGGACTATTGGTGGCTGAGTGGGATTGGATCGACCTGATTTCCTATTCTGGCGGCCTGCATATGGCGATCATGCGCGTGCACGCCGACGAGAAGACGCAAGCCGCAATCATTGAAGCAGCAGGCGAGACTGAAGCCAAGATTGCCGCTGCCGTCTCTGATTATGAGGTCGCCTCTAAGGGGCTAGCGCTAACTGAACGCCGCGTGGAACAGGAGATGTTCGTCTGATGCCGATTATAAGGGTTGTGGATTTTGAGACGACGGGCCTAGAGCCGCCCGCCGAAGTGATCGAGGTCGGATATTCCGATTACGACACGGAAACTGGCGACGTGTTCGCGCCTGTCTCTTACCTCTGCGGTGCCGACGCTATCCCGCCAGAGAACCGGGCCGTTCATCACATTCGGCTTTCTGACTTGGCCGGTAAGGAGAAGTTTTCCGCGCCGAAGATGTTTATGGAGGCGCGAGACGTTGGGGCGGTAGCTGCTCACAATATGAACTTCGAACAGCAATGGTTCGGCGATCATGGGGCGAAACTG